CCGCGCGCTCACGCCGAGATATTGGAGCGCGAGCGAGGTGTCCTTCGTGTCGGCGTTGGAGGCGGAAAGGCCCTTCGTGAGCTTCACCAGCGCCATCTCGGCGGTGCCAATGTCGCCGCCGGCGAGCCTGGCGGCCTGCCCGATAACGGAGAGGCCCTGCACCGAGGCGCCGGTCACGACGGAAATGCGCTCGAGCTCGCCCCGCATCCTCACCAGGCTGTCGAAGGCGTCCTTCAGCGCCGAAACGCTGAAACCGGCGGCGAGCGCCGCGGCAATGCCGCCGACCGTCGAGGCGACGCTCTTCTCGACGTCCTTGAACGACTTGTCGATCGACGTCGCGGTCTGCGCGGCGATGTATTTCGCCTTCTCCGTGCCGACCGTCCATTCGGACGTGTCGAGGATGATCGAGGCGGCGAGCTTGCCGAGTGCCGAGGAGGCCATCAGCTAGACCTTTCCGCGTAGATGAGGAGCGCCTCGTTCTCCATGAGGCGCAGGTCCGAGAAGACGGACGCCTCGCGCTCTGGGGCGACGGCGCAGCAGCGCATTACGAAAGGGAGCGGCGCGTAGTCCATGCCGGTCACCGTCCCCGCCGTTCCGGCCCTGCGCCACTGCGTGCCCATCGCATCGAACACCTTGAACGCATCGACGTTCTCCTCGAAGAGCTCGAGCTCGGCCTCGGGTGCCATCGCGGCGCGCGCCTTATCGATGACCTCTTCCGAGGCGTTGAAAGCCCGGAGCTCTTCGATGATCTGCTCGTCGACCTCAAATCCCGTCTCCTGGCTGCCCGTGAGGTAGCGGACAGCGTCGATCAGTTTTTTTCGCGGCTCGCGGCGACCGTTTCGATGAAGCGGTAGACCATGACGCCCGCGATCCCGGGAATCGCCTGGCAGACTTTGTCCACGTTCTCGTCGGAGAACGGGACGTCGTCGCCCTCGGGCGTTACCATCTTCCAGCCGACGAGGACGCGCTTCAGGCGCTCGACGTCCTCGCCACCGAGGTCGCTCCATTCCTTCACCTCGTCGAGCGTGAGGCGCTTGAACTGCGCCTCGAAGCTAGAGTTTTCCTTCTTCCCGTTCTCGGTCGTAATCGAAAAGTTGACCGAGGTCCGATAGGTCTTGCTCTGGGCGATTCTGACGGCCATGGGCCGAGTTCCTTTCCGGATTAGGTGTTAGCGATCGTCCATTCGTCGTTGCCCGCCGTGCTCGGGTTGTAGCGGGTCGCGAATTGGGCCATCTGGATCCCCTGGATGTCGCTGAACTGCGGGGTCTGCAGCTCGACGTTCGGCGAGGCGACGCTGATGATCGAGCCCGCGACGGTGCCGTGCACGAGGTTCACCGCGCCGAGCGTGTTGTTCTTCACCTGCGACAGCCAGTCCTTCGTCGCGATCGAGGTCATTTCGATCATGATCGTGCCGACCGACTTGCGATCCGTGTGAAGGATCTGCTCGGAGCCGATCCGGCTGATTTGCTGGTTCACGTTGCCGAAGTCGAGCTCGAAGTTCTCCAGCGCCAGGGTCGACACGCCGAAGAGGCTGAAGGTCGGCGTGTTCGCCTTGTTCGCGGCGAGCGGCGTCTTGTAGCTGCTGAATGACGTCGGCGTGAGGATCGCCACGTCGGTCGCGCCGGTGTCGAGGCCGATGAATTCGAAGGCGAAGACAGGGATGTCGTTCGCCTTGATCTTCAGCTTGCAGTTGCCGCGCGCCCACACCATTTTGTGGAGGGTGCCGTCGACGTTGTAATACATCGACACCGTTTTCCCCGTGCCGGAGAGCGGCGAGTAGCCGACGCCGCCCGAAGCGGCGGACGGAAGCGCGCCGGCGGGCGTGAGCGCCCCGGTGTCGATGAACGTCAGGACGTTCGCGGGCACTTGTGCGAGGAAGAGCTCGGCGCCGGTCGTGCGGCCGTAGATCTTGTAACCGAGAGCGTTCGCGACCGCGCCCCAGTTCACGGTCACGGTGCTCGTCGCGCCCGTGGTGATCTGCGACGTTTCCGCCGAGGCGAGCGATTCGCCGCCGCCGTAGATCGCGCTCACGCGGTAGAAGTAGGTCGCGGCCGCCAGCGTGCCGCCGGTCGTCGCGGTCCCGAACGCCGAGTTGACAGGTGTGGCGGGCGGCGTGAGGGCCTGCAGCGCACCGCTGGCCTGCATGAGAGGATCCCAGGCCGGCGCGCTCCCGAAGAGGCCGGAGCCCTGCAGCTCGACCTCGAAGGCGATCTTGACCTTTCGGAGGGTCGTGATCGCGTCGAAGTTGCCGAAGAACCCGCGCACGATGTTGCGCTCGGCCGTGGTCATTTCCAGCGGCGTGATGACGGGGTTTCGGACGAGGATGCAATCGCCGGCGCCCGGGACGATGTCAGTGCCCGGCGTGACCTCGAGCTTCGCAGCGACTACGGTCTTGCGGACGAATTTGCTCATGGCGTTGCTCCTTTAGGTCTCGGTATCGCGGAAATGAAAATCGATGATTCGGCTGAACACTTTGGGTTCGAACTCGAAGCCACCGGGAAGCTCGTCGTATGTGACGTATTCGGGCATTGCCTTGATCGCGCCGAGCACGGCGGCGCGGAGCGTCTCGAGGCCCGCGTAGTCGATCGAGTGCATCGTGACCTGCACGCGAAAGTCGTTCACATTCGCGATCGGCGTCACCGGGCCGGGCGAGCTGCTGATCACCTGGTAGGTGACCGCGGGGTAAGTCGGGTTCTGCGGAAGGATGTCCGGGTAGACGCATTTCAGGCCGCTCGCGTCCAGCGCGACGACTGCGCTGATCGCGGTGAAAATCTTCTGGGGCAGGCTCATGCGATGGCCTTGTCCATGACGCGCTCGAGCCTGGCGGCCAGGTAGTCCCGCATCACGCCGACGAGCTCGTCCTGTTTCGAGTCCATCGCCGGCCGCAGGAACGCGCGCGCGGGCACGAACGCGCGGAGGAGCACGTTGTAGTGGCCGAGCTCCCACATGCGCCAGTAGAACGGGTTGTCCGTGTATTCGAGGCGGATCGACCCGTCGCGCCCGCGCACCGCGACCTTCTGCGAGCCCTTGGCCTCATGGCCGGAGCGAACCCCGACGTGGTATTCGAAGATGTCGGGCGGCGTGCCGAGCTGGCGCTTCACTGCGATGTTGTTCACCAGGGCGCCGGTCGAGACGAGACCTTGCGCGCGCGCGTTCTCGATCGCCTTCGCCTTCACAACCTGCGCCGCAGCGTTGCAGGCGCCGCGGCCGGCCTGGCGCAAGGTCACGCCGACGCCGTCCAGGGCGGCGAAGAGCTCTGCGAGTCCGCGGATCTCAGCCACGGTCGACCCCGGACTTGCACCGCAGGATCAGCCAGCGGTTCTGCATCTTGTAGTTCTCGGCGTTGATCACGTTCAGGAGGAAGAGCGTCCCGTCGTTCGTGAAGTTGAGCCGCATCTTCTCGTTCATGCCGCGCATGTAGTGCATGAGCACCTCGAAGCGCGAGAGCGACTCGATCTGCTGGTCGGCGTACTTCTCCTGGCCCGTCGTCTCCTCGAGCGCGACCGTCACGCCCGCGGCGAATAGGGTCCAGCTCGTCGACGGCGCGCCATAGCTGTCCTGCGCGGCGACGAGCTTTTCGACGTTCACCTTGATCTGCCGGTGGCCTTCCATGGAGAGCGGCTCGCGGAAGGGCATCAGAAGCCCCTCGGCATGAAGGGCGAGAGGAGGGACTCGACGCCGCGGATCGGCAGCGTCTCTACGTGCGCGGCCGTGAGGTCCGAGGGAAATGTCGCCCAGGCGTTGAGGATCAGGCTCAGCGCCTGCTTTATCGCCCGCCAGTAGTCGTAATCGTCGACGATGAAGATCGAGCCCGCGAAACCGGCCCCGAGGGCGAACACGCCGCCGCCGCTCGTGGCCGAAATCTGATAGGTCGTCGCGGTCGGGTTGATCGCGTAGTACGTCGCCGCCGCCTTCACATTGGCCGGCAGAACGCTCGCCGCATCCCCGTCGGTCGCGAACTGGACCGTGTCGCCAGCGGCCTTGTTATGGCCGGGCGCCGTGATGATGTTCGTGGCCCCGTCCATACCGGTCACTGGAACGAACGCGCCGAGGTCGTAGTAGATCTGCACCGAGTTCAGGATCTGCCTCACGGGCGGGAAGAACGTCATGTAGGCCGGGATGAGCCTCGGCTGGCCCCGCGTCCGGTCGAAGAGGTACCTCGTCGGATCGAGCGTCTGCAGCACGCCCGAGGTATCGAGGTAGGTGATGAGCGAGATTCCGCGAGCGGGGACGCCAGAGAGCTCCATGTAAGGCAGGAAGTAGTCGAATTGCTCGCGCATCTGCCGGTAAACCGTCGCCCTGTGGGTGATGGTCTCGGCGTGGCCCACCGCCGCCCAGACGCGGTCGGTGATCTCCGCATCCCAGTCGGTCGAGGTCTCCCGCAGCCACGCTTTCGCAGCTGCGAGAGACACCGGCAAGACGGAGGGAGCGGCGAGCGTTTCGAGCATCGCCGCCCTCTCTTACGGGACGATCTGGACGACGCCCGCCTGGTTCAGGTCGGAGGCGAGCCCCTGGCGAGGGACGGCGCCGATGAGCGCCGCTTGCACGAGCGAGGCGGCGGTGGCGACCGTCAGCGACAAGCGCACGAACGCGAAGTTGTTGTTCACGTCGAGCTCGTCGTCGCGCAGATCGATCTCCACCTGGCGGTTGTTACCGCCGGCGGCCAGGAGCTGCGTGATCGCCTTGCCGGTGATGTCCTTCACGCCGGTGCCGGCGTTGTCGGTCGCCTGCTGCAGCTTGGCGTCGACGGTGCCGGTGGCGGTCATGACGCCCACGCCGATGAACGCCATCAGGCGGGAGAACTTGCCCATCGACACCCAGCCCGTCGTGATGGTGCCGGCGCCCTGCGACACGGGGTCGAGCGTCGCGAGGATCGCGCTCTGTTCGGAGATTCTTGCATTGGCATACATGATCTTTTCCTTTCTTCGAGTCGGTAGGCGATCAGCGGGCCTGCAGCGTCACGTACGGCGACAGCGCCTGGGCGCCGCGCGCCTGCGCGATCGTCGACTTGAACGTCGGCTGGCCGTCGAGGCGGAACGTCGCGCGGAAGGCGGTGGTATCCGCGTCGAAGTAGAGGTGCATCGACGAGGCGATCTGCACGCCGTCCTTCGAGATCGTCCGGTACGCCTTGAAGTTGGTGAAGATCACGTCGCCCTGCGAGGTGAACGCGGCCGCGGTCTGCGAGATCGTCACCGGCTTGCCGAGCAGGTAGCCGCCGGGTGCCGGCGCGAAGCCCTGCATCGGGGGCGTGAAGATCGCGAAGTTGCCGAGGGTGAGCGGAATCAGCTTGGCCCAAGTGTCCGGCCCGATGATCCACTCGGCGCTGTCGAGGTAGCCCACGGGCATCGCGGCGTACATATTCGTGATGTTCGTGGCCGAGAGCGTGAGGGTCGCCTGGCCCGCGTCCTTGTTCACCACGGCGAGGCCCGCGCCCTTCAGGATCCCGAGCGGCATCCCAGCGCCCGTGCCGTTGACGAGCGCGTCGTTCACCTTCCAGTTGATCGAGCGCGCGAGCAAGCCCTCGAGGTAGGCGGCGAGGAACGGAGCGTCGGCCAGCGCCTCGTCGGTCACGGGCACGAGGCCGAAGAGCTTGTTCAGACGCATGATGTTCTGCTTGACGATCGGCTTGGTCGCCGTCGCGGCCGCGGCCTCCGCGGCCCAGTAGGCGCGGACGCCGTTCGAGCCCCAGGGCGTCGTCTCGTCCGAGGGGAAGCTGATGCTGTTGCCGCTCACCGGCATGGCATCGGAACGGCCGAGGAAGTTGTCCATGCCGAGCGCGAGCTTCGTGATGTTCGTCGCGAATTCCGTCGGCACCAGGAAGCCGCCGTCGGCGCCTGCCGACTCGTTCGAGTAGGTCGCGCCAGGCGTCGCGGCCTGGAACGTGAGGCGCTTGTCGAACTCGCCCCTCACCTCGGGGTTCGCCGCGCGAACGCTCAGCGCGAAGTCGCCCATGTTCTTGAAGCCGCGCTTCGGGTCATCGAGGATGTTGGGGCGCGTCTCGAGGATCACGCCCGCGCCGACTTCCACCGCGCGAGCGGCCTCGGCGACCGCGAGGTAGCGATTGATGTCCGCCGAGAAGCTCGTGATCTGCAGAAGGTTCGCATCGATCGAGGTCTTTTCCTCGGCAGTGATATCGCGGCTCCCGTCGGTCGCCGCTTTGAGCAGCGCCAGGTTCGCGTCGCTCAGCTTCGCGCGCTTTTCGAGGAGCACCCGGACCTGGGCGTTCGGCGCGATGACCGCGGTATGCCCGAGCGGCAGCATGAGCGGCGCGGCCGCAATGAGGCTCGGGTCGATGACGCCGGCGTAGGCGAGACCGCCCGCGATGAGGATCACTGCCGCGAGGATCGCCAGGGCGGGGAAGTTCTTGCGAGAAAACGTGTTCATCGTCAGGTTCCTTTTGGAATGGACGGGGGACGCGCGCGGGCAGTCATCGGACCCCCGCGGCGGCGATTGCGACTCGGGCCTCGAGGGCGCGAGACCGGTTGGCGGTCTCCGGCGTCCGGCGGGCGTATTTCGAGATGACGTCTGCGAGGGTGGCCACGCCGTCGACCATGCCGGCGTCGAGCGCGGCCTGGGCGCCGACGGTGCGGCCTTCGCCGAAACCACTGCGCACTGCATCGACTCCGACGCCGCGGTGCTTGGCGACCGCCTTCACGAAGGTCGTGTAGTAGGCGTCGATGCGCGATTGGAGGTGCGCGCGCGCCTCGTCCGTGAGCGGTCCGAGGCCTTCGGCCTTGAACTTGCCCGCCGAGATGACGGTCGTCGCCTTCCCGGCGGCCTCGTCGGCCTTGCTCGTGTCGACGTGAGTGCCGTAGACCCCGATCGAGCCAACCTCGCCCGACGGGGTCACATAGATCTCGTGCGCCGCGCTCGCGAGCCAGTAGGCGGCCGACGAGGCCTGGGCGTTGGCCACCGCGGCGATCGGCTTCTGCTGACGCGCGGCGAAGATGGCGTCGGCGAGCTCCTGAATCCCGTAGACCGATCCACCGGGCGAATCGACGTCCAGGACGATGCTGCGAACCGATGGATCGGCGAGCGCGGCGTCGATCGCCTGCCCGAGGACCTCAGTCGAGCTCGCGCCGGGCCCGCAGGCGTCCATGAGGAGGTTGCCGCGCTGCGCGAGGACGCCGTAAACCGGGATCACTGCGACGTTGCCGCGAGCGGCCGATGGCGTCGGAGATTTCGGCGCTCTAGCCTCTGCGAGCGCTTCGATGCCCGGGAGCGAGAACGCTGCCACGAGCAGCTCGAGGCGGTGCGCGTCCAGCGCCCATATCGAGCCGAATGCCGCTATTGCCCGCTCCAACTTCACTCGTCCGGTCCCTCGCGCATTGCGAATGGACCGAACGGTAGGTTTTTTTCAAACGGCTCGGGAAGACAGCCCTCAGCTCAGGGAGTGGGCGTCCGTCCCGTGGAACGCCGGCAATGAGGTCTCGGCCGGAGCCGGGGCCGCGGCGTAGCCGAGGTCGACCAGCTGCTCGGCGGAAAGACCGTGGCCGCTCGGCAGCTGCGCGGCCGTCGCGATCGTCAGGTTGGCCATGTCGATGTTCACGACGGGCCCGAGCTTTCCCTCGGCGTCCGCGTAACGGAAGCTCACCACGCCGGAGTTGATCTCGTCGATCATTCCGACCTTGCCAGCTTTGTCGGTGCACCACAGGCTATTTCGGAGTTCCACGGTTCAGTCCTTTCGTGAAGGGTCGGCTACAACTGGAAGCGGAGCGAACTGGAGCGCGCGGGCGTCTTCCTCCCAGCCGGCGAGCATCGGCTCGACGGCGTCGGATGCGAGCGCGGCCTCGATCTCTTCGCATTGGCGCATGCAATAGGCGGCCGCGACGCCGATGGAGATGGCGAGCGCCTCCGCCACGAATTTCGCGTGCCAGGCGTAGAACGTGGAGACCGCCTCGCGGAAGGCCGTCACGCCGCCGGCCGCCTTCTCCCAGGCCCGGCCGATCGCCTTCGCTTCGCGATTGAGCGCCCGGCGGCGAGCCTGGAGCTCGAGGTCGCGCGCGCGGGCCTGCTGCGCATCGTCGTTCGGAGCGCCGCTGTCGGTCGGGGCCGCATCCGGGATCTCGGCTGCAGGCTGCGAGCCGGCCGGGACCATGTTCAGCGGCTCCAGCGGCTCGTCCAGGCCGTCGAGGTCGTCGAGGTTTTCCTTGCGGCGCACCTCGTTGCGAGTGATCCAGCCAGATCCGATCGCGCTCGTGTAGGCATCGAAGCGCGACTTCGCGTCGCCGCGCATCAGCGCGTCCAAGAGGAACTCGAAATAGAACTCGTCGCGCTCGGCCTCGGTGAGCAGATCATCGGCCAGCCGCTCCTCGATCCGCTTGCACCAGGAGAGCAGGCAGTCGGTCACGTACTCGATGCCCTGGTGCTCGATGTTGTTGTTCGTCGAGCGCTCGAGGATCCCGACCTTATGCGGCGGCACGCGGAAGGCTGCGCAGATCTCGTTATTTTTCATCTTCCTGAGCTCGATGAACTGCAGCTCGGAGTGATTGATCGGCGGCAGGTTCGCGAGCTTGATGCCGTACTCGAGCATCATCGGCGAGAAGCGATTCGAGGAACCGTAGGCGCGCCGGAAGGCGTTGAGCCAGTCCTTGCGCACACTCTCGTCCTTGAAGTGGTTCGGGTGCTCCATCACCAGGCTCGGCCGGGCATCGTTGCCGAAGAACGACGAGCCATAGGCCTGGGCGGCGACGGCCTCGCCGACCGATTCCTTGAGCTGGTCGACCGGGCTCAGCCCGACGGGGCCCTTCAGCGCGAGTCCCTTCAGGTGCAGGACCTCGCCCTCGAGGTAGATCCGTTCGTTGCCGAGCCGCGGGTCGCGCACGTGGTAGCGAAGTGACTCGTCCGGCATCACCTCGACCCGCACGTTGTCTGGGTCCCATGGGGAGAGTTCGATGATCTGCCCGCGGAAGTCGGTCCGAATCTCGCAGTAGGCGTTCCCGCGCATCAGGAGCCGCGCCTGCTGCTGCTCTTTCCATTCCACCGCGTTCAGATGCCGCGAAGGCTTGCGCAGCAGTTTGACGATCGGGTGGTCCGTGACCTTCTCGCGGCCGCCGCTCGCGGTGCGCCGGAACATGACGAGCGGGACCTTGGCGATGTCCTGCGAGATGACGATGACGCAAGCGTAGAACGTCGCCACGCGCATCGCGGTCTCGTCGTTGACGCGAACGCCAGACGCCGTCTGGGCGGGAAGCGGTCCATACCAGAAGTCGTCGAAGGGCCCGCGGCCCACGCCCGGGTCGAAGCCGCCGACGTCTGCTGCGAAGAGCCTCACCTGTCGCTGCCCTTGGAAGCGAGCATCGCGGCCAACGATGCGCTGATGATCGCGGTGATCCAGCAGAGCGCGCCGAACGCCGCCAGCCCGAAGGCCGCGCCGAAGAGCATCCAGGCCGCGGCGGACATCGAGAGGATCCCGATGATCACCGCGAAATCCTGGCGGTCGATGTAGTGCCGAAGGAAGGCGCCCGCGTGCCCGGCCGCGCTAGCGAGCGCGATGCCCACGCGCATCAGATGAACGCCGGAACGTAGCCGGCGGGGACGTCGGGCCCCTTGTCGGCGGAAGCCAGGCCAGCGCACATCGCGAGCGTGACGAGGCCGTCGATGCGTCCCCTGCTTCGCTTTTTCGTATAGACGCGATTGTCCTTGGCGTCGGATTCCATCACGGCCGATGCGGCGTTGAACGTCAACGGCGGCGATTTCAGCACCTTCGCGGTGCCGTCGGTAAGACAGGCCTCGAGGAGCTCGATCGACCGCGGCATCCACAAGCCCGAATCTTTCGACTTGTAGAAGCCCTGGCCGTGAGGGATCAGCTCGATCTCGATCGCCAGCTGCTCGAGCTCGCGCTCCAGGTACTTGATCCGGTAGGCGTCGAAGGCGACGCGGCGCAGGCCGATGAGCTGCTGCAGCTCGCCCATGCGCGTCGCGACCCAGGCGTAATCGACCGCGCGCCCCGGCGTCGCGGTAATGAATCCCTGCTCGACCCAGAGGTCCCATGGCACGCGGTCGCGGACCGAGCGTTCCTTGAGGCCGACGGCCGGCGTCCAGAATTCCACCGCGGCGTGCGCGGGCTTGCCGTTCTGCCCGGGCCACCAGATGCCGAGCGCGGTCAAGTCGCGAACGCCTGACAGGTCGAGCGCGCCGATCGGCTCAATACCCACCAAGTCCGCGTAGGCGAACGTCGCCTGCGCCGCATGCCAGACGTCCTGGTCAACCGCCGGGTTCTCCGCCTCGACCCAGATGCAGAAGTTGAGGCGCTTCACGCCCGAGGCCTTCGCCGGCATGCCGCGCGCCTCGCGCACTTGCTCGCGCAGGTACCGCGGCTGGATCGAGACCCCGAGGTTCGGGTTCGCCTTGATCCAGCAGACCTCATCCGCGAACGGGTCCTCGAGCTCCTCGACCATCTTGCCGTTGCGCTTCACCTTCACCAGGTCGAGCGAGCAGACGAAGGCGAACCAGGAGTCGTCCTGCTGCTGCCCGGTCACGATCCGCGCGGAATAATCGTGGTGCTGATAGCAGACCGTCGTCCGGTCGAAGCCGCTATTCGTGATCTCGAAGATGAGCGCGTTGCGGCGCCCCTTCGTGCCAGCCCGCATCTTGTCGACCACGACCGCGCTCGGGTGCTCGTGGAGCTCGTCGACGAGCGCGCAGTGCACGCGCTTGCCGTCGAGGCCGCGCTTCTCCGAACTGATCGGCTTGAAGAATCCGCGGGAGCCGCGATTGACGAGGTTGTAGACCTCTTTGTCGCCATGCTTCTCGAGGACCTCCTGCAGGTCCTCGGACTGGTCGACCATGTTCACCGCGTCGCGATATTGAATCTTCGCCTGGTCCTTCACCACCGCGGCGGCATAGACCTCGGCGCCCTCCTCGCCATCGGCGACCAGCATGTAGAGCCCGATCCCGGCGCCGAGCGGCGACTTCCCGTTGCCCTTCCCTACCTCGACGTAGGCGACGCGAAACCGGCGCGTGCCGTCCGCGTTGTACCAGCCGAAGATCGACCCGACGATGAACTTCTGCCAAGGCCCGAGGATGAAGGGCTTGCCAGCGTGCTCGCCATCCGCCAGGCAGAGCACGTCGGCGAAGAACTCGATCGCGCGGAGCGCCTTGTCCGGCCGCCAGACGAGCCCGCGCTTCGGGCCCTCGACCAGGTCGGTGAGATGGCGCTTGCCGGCGGCGCGGACGAGCGGGCCGGCGACGATGAAGCCGGAGAGGACTGCCTCGGCGTACCAGCCGACCGGGTCCTTATCCGGCGAGGTACTTGGCGAGCTTGCCTTTCTTCCGGCCGCCTTCGTCATCCTCGCCTTTCGCGAGCCCCAGGGTGACCAGCAGGCGCTTCAGCTCTTTCGACTCTGTCGCGCTCATCGCCTTCCCGCTCCTGAACTTGGCCATGAGCGTCGCGGCGAACTCGAACGTGAAGCGGTTCTCGCGCGTCTGCAGCTTCGTCTCGGTGCTCGCTATCAAATCGTCCCAGGCCGCACGGACCTGCTTCGCTTTCTTCCCGGCAAAGTGGGCGGGGATCGCGAGCGAGGGAGCGTCGTTCGCCGACGGCAGCGAATCGGTGATCGGCACGACGTTCTCGGCGCTGTTCACCACCGATGCAGCTCCGAGCGTCCGTCAGCGATAGCTTGGTTCAACCGCTCCCGGGCGAGCTCGGCATCGGTGACCGCCTGCCGGATAACGTCCGCGCGCGCAATGCAGGCCATGATCGGCTTCGTTTCGTCGCCCGCGCCGTAGTCGCCGCTCTGCACCCACTCGATGTCGTGTAGGGCCTTCCCGACCAGTCGGAGGTGGGTGATGAAGGCGCGGCGCTCCGCCGTCGACGGGTCGATCTGATCGGCCGCCGCCAGGACGCGCTCGTAGACGTAGTCGAGGGAACCGCCGCTCACGAGCCTGCCTCCTGGCGGAGCGTCGCAGCAGCCTCGCTGATCTGGTTCGCCTCATCGCGGGAGAGCAGCACCGTCCGGTCGCCGAAGCGATCTGACCGCTCGATCGCGAGCGCAATTACGCCAGCGATGGTCTCGACCGCGGGCCTCAACTTGGCGAACCGTTCGGCCGCCGCGCGCTCCGCTGCCGCCGCTGCCGTCGTCATTTTCCGCCCTCAGCGGTCGAAATTTCCTGATTTTTTTCACGCGCTTG